TCTTCCAAAAAAATCAGTTAGGTATTGTTCTTTATCTATGTTCATGATTGTATTTACAACAGTAAATCTTTGATAAGTAACTTTATGAAACAGCTTTTAATATTTGCAGGGCCGCAGGGTTCAGGAAATCATTTATGGAGTAAAATTGCCAGCCACACTCCAGGAGTTGAAGGTTGGTCCCAGTTGACTCAAGAATATTTTGTAAACCATAGACATGAACCTTTTAATGAAATTTGGAATAACCCCAGTGTATTTTCTGAAATTGATTGGCCTGGACAATATTACATGACCAGCCGTAGTTGCCCAATGGGAGGATTTGGCCCAGGTAGTGATTTATCGCCCCCTCCAAAAATTCCTAAATATGATGAATTTATCAGCGAAGCACGTAAAGTAGGGTTTGAAGTTAAACTGGCAGTAATAGGTAGAGATCAAAATATATTAGCATGTCAACAACAGCGTTTAAGAACATGGGTCAGCACTCCTAGATTTTTAAAAGAATTGGATGATGTGTTAATGAAATATGATCCAGTATTTGTCAGTACAGAACTATTGTATTTGTACAAGAACAATTATGTTAAGCAGGTTTCAAAATTATTGAATTTCCCGTTGAGTGTTGATCCAGCAATTTTAGATGACATACTTCGAGATGACCAAAATAAAAAATATGTTCATCCTGTAGAAAGTCATTGGCTAGATGATGTACACAAGGAAACACAAAAGAATCCAAGGAACCAATCATTCCCTGCACACATAGAACGTAAAAAATGAAAAGATTATTAATAATTACAGGCCCGCAAGGTTCGGGTAATCACATGTGGAGTAAGGTCTTAGCACATACTCCGGCAGTAGAGGGATGGAAGGATCTAACTAAAGAATATTGGATCAGCCACAAAAATGAACCAATGAATCATATATGGCAAGACCCTAGCCTGTTTGCTACTACAGAATTTCCTTACGATAATTATGTAACCAGTATCAGTAATCCATATACACTGCTTGGTCCAAAAGAACCAGACGCTTGGCAAACTCCCAAGTATGATGAATTTATTCAAAATGCACAGCAGGCAGGATTTAATGTTAAGTTGGCCATACTGGGCCGAGATCAAAATATTTTAGAATATCAACAAACAAGAGTACGTGGCAGTTACTCAACTCCATTGTTTTTAAAATCTTTACCTACACTGATGAAATATAATCCTGTATTCCTAAGTAATGAGCTATTACATCTGTATGGTGTAGACTATTTAGATCAAATGTCCAAGTTATTAGATTTTCCAATAGAAATAGACAAAGCAATATTAGACGACATACTGAAAGAAAATACCAATAAAAAATATCTACAACCTATAGACAATTATTGGCTAGATGAAGTTATGTATAAAATGGCTGAGGCACAAAAATGATTGGAATTTACGGTGACAGTTGGGGCTGGAGTTACGAAACCGTTTATCAAAATTTGGATGGCAATTGGCATACTGAATTTACACCAAATCAAAAAATGCGACAAAGATTTTCTGGTCGAAGTCTAGCAGATTTATTAACTGAAAGAATCAACGTTGAGGTTACTAATTTTTGTGAAAGAGCCAGTAGCAATTTTTTAACTATTAAAAAAATGCAGGCCACATCACAGTTATTCAGCCCAGGTGATGTGATATTTGTATTACAAACAGATCCTCTGAGATCAATATTCAAACAAAAATTATGGGTTTATAAAAATACGTTTGAAGCAACTACCTATCCATTTGCACTTGAACATCCATCAAACTTGACATATGTTTGTGACAATTATTTGCTGAAAGATTTTTATTCACAGTTGGCAGATATACAAAACAAATATCAAATAAAAATCATCCTACATGGCGGGTGCAGTAAGATTAACAGAGATTTGTCTATGTCATTTGGACTTGTTTGCACTGAGAAAACATCCACAGAAGTTATTGTACCCGATTTCCAAGATGATTACTTTTATGATGCCACAGGTACTACTATTGCGGAAAATTTGGAACAACTATACCAAATACCCAACTACCTACGTGATGCCAGTGTGGAGCTTGCGGCTGTAAACTTTTTGGATAAAAAATATGCAACATGGCAGTCATTTCCTGAATACTTTTCACATAATCATACTACGGAAGCCGGAACAAGATTGGTACTGAATCACATAATCAAATATATGGACATACAGGGTTACAAAGATTCCAAAACGGTAAAATAAGAGCTGTACTTCAACAAAATATATGCTATAATAGTGCATTACAGGAGATTTTTATGAGCAAAGCATTTGGTGCGCCCGAACAGGCTAAGATTAAACAAATTGTTGCAGAAGGCGTCACAGTCATGCAGGAAATTCAAGACCTTACTGAAGGGTTGAATGATACTATCAAAGCAGTAGCGGAAGAATTAGAAGTAAAGCCTAGTGTAATTAAAAAAGCAATTCGTATTGCACAAAAAGATCAATGGGATCAAGTGTTCCGTGAATTTGACGACTTAGAAACTATCGTTGATATTTCTGGACATGCTAACCGCAGAGAAGACTGATGTTAGATGCAGTATTTGGTCCAACTATACGATGGATTAGGGATGATTGGGCAAGTCATCCTCTACGGTTTTGCGTTGAGTTGCTCGCTTGGGCTATTAGTATTGGTTGTTCAATCACCATGGCAGTCACCGTCCCTACTCCTCCTCTTATTGTATTATACCCTATCTGGATTAGTGGCTGTGCTATGTATGCATGGGCTAGCTTCACTCGCAAGAGTTTTGGCATGTTGGCTAACTATATCTTGTTGACTAGTATCGATTCTATTGGATTGATACGTATGTTGACTTAAATAACATTGAGAAAAGTTTGATCAGCTATAAATGATCATGTTGGTATTTGCAAGCCCTAAATTGCAAGGAGAAAAATATGAATTATGTCGATGCCGTCTGGGATCGCGAAAAGGACATTGTACGTGTCGTTGAGCGTGATCCAAAAAAGGGTAGACTCTTCCAAGAGTATCCAGCCCGTTATCAATTTTACTACCCAGAACAGCGAGGAAAGTACAAAAGTATTTTTGGAGAGAATCTTTCCAAAGTCACTGCTCGTAGCTGGAAAGAATTTGTAAAAGAACAAAAAATCCATTCGTCACACAAGCTGTACGAAAGCGATATTAATCCTGTATTCCGTTGTTTAGAAGAAAACTATCTAGGTAAAGATGCTCCAAAACTAAATGTAGCGTTTTGGGATATTGAGGTGGACTTTGATCCAGAACGTGGCTACGCAAGTCCTGATGATGCGTTCATGCCAATTACTGCGATTGCTGTTCACTTACAATGGTTAGATACACTTGTGTGCCTTGCTATTCCACCCAAGACCTTGACCATGGAGCAAGCACAAGAACAGGTTAAAGAATTTCCTAACACTATCTTGTTTGAAACAGAACATGAAATGCTTAATACATTTTTGGATCTTATTCAAGATGCAGATGTACTAAGTGGTTGGAACAGTGAAGGCTTTGATATGCCCTACACTGTGAACCGTATTACAAAAACATTGAGCAAAGAAGACACTCGTAGATTGTGTTTATGGGATCAAATGCCAAAGAAACGTGAATATGAAAAATACGGTAAAGAAGCTGTAACATATGACCTCATTGGGCGTGTACACTTAGATAGTCTTGAACTGTATCGCAAGTACACATATGAAGAACGTCATACATATAGATTGGATGCCATCGGCGAAGCGGAACTGGGCGAAAGCAAAACAGTTTACGAAGGCACATTGGATCAGTTGTATAACAATGACTTCCGTAAGTTTATTGAATACAACAGACAAGACTGTGCGTTGTTGGACAAACTTGATAAAAAATTAAAGTTTATTGACCTAGCCAATACCATTGCACACGAAAATACTGTGTTGCTACAAACTACAATGGGTGCAGTAGCAGTGACTGAACAGGCCATTGTAAACGAAGCACATCATCGTGGACTAATTGTGCCAAGTCGTCCAAAACGCAATGACGATATTAGTACACAGGCCGCAGGTGCGTATGTTGCGTATCCTAAAAAGGGATTACATGACTACATTGGATCAATGGACATTAACAGTCTGTATCCATCTGTAATTCGTGCGTTAAACATGGGTCCAGAAACCATTGTTGGTCAGTTGCGCCAAGAGTATACTAAAGAAGAACTAGATGTTAAACAGGCCAAAGGTGCAAGTTTTGCTGGATCTTGGGAAGGTAAATTTGGTAGCAATGAATATGAAATGGTCATGCAACAAGATAAAAGCAATGACATCATTATTGATTGGGAGAATGGTGAAACCAGTGTAATGAGTGGCGCACAAATTTACGAACTTATTTTTGACAGTGGCAAGTCTTGGGTGTTGAGTGCAAATGGTACAATCTTTACAACTGAGAAGGAAGGCATCATTCCTGGCTTGCTGGCACGTTGGTACAAAGAACGTAAAGAGATGCAGGCCAAATTAAAAGAAGCCATCAAGGCGGAGAATAAAATTGAAGAAGAATATTGGGATAAACGTCAATTGGTTAAGAAAATTAACCTCAATAGTTTGTATGGTGCTATTCTTAATGCTGGTTGCAGGTTCTTTGATAATAGAATTGGTCAGTCCACCACGCTCACAGGACGGGGCATTGCTCGTCATATGGCCGCAAAAATAAATGAAGTAATTACAGGGGAGTATAACCATATTGGTAAAAGTATTATCTATGGTGATACAGATTCTGCATACTTCAGTGCATATACCTCATTGAAAAATGAAATTGCCAAAGGTGAAATTCCATGGACTAAAGACACAGTGGTCCAATTGTATGACACCATTGCCGCAGAAGTTAACAGCACATTCCCGCAGTTTATGCTTGATGCTCATCACTGTCCAAAGTCGCGTGGCGAAGTTATTAAAGCAGGTCGTGAAATTGTTGCTATCAAAGGCCTATTCATTACTAAGAAGCGATATGCTGTATTGTATTATGACAAGGAAGGCAAGCGTAGTGACGTAGATGGCAAGCCAGGCAAAATCAAGGCCATGGGCTTGGATTTGAAGCGCAGTGACACTCCAGAATTTATGCAAAAGTTTTTGGAAGAAATCTTAACTGATGTACTTAACGGTGCTGAAGAAAAAGATGTATTGGCACGTATCAGTGAATTTAGAACTGAATTCAAAGCTAGACCTGGTTGGGAAAAGGGCAGTCCGAAACGTGCTAACAACATTGCGGAATATCAAGCCAAAGAAGCCAAGGCCGGTAAGGCCAATATGCCAGGACACGTCCGTGCTAGTATCAATTGGAATACACTCAAGCGTATGAACGGTGACAAATACAGTCAGCAAATTGTTGACGGTATGAAAGTTATTGTTTGTAAGATGAAGGCAAATCCTTTAGGATTTACCAGTATTGCTTATCCAGTGGACGAACTTAGACTTCCAAAATGGTTCCAAGAACTTCCATTTGATCACGCAGAAATGGAATCTACAATTATTAACAACAAGATTGAAAACCTCATTGGTGTGTTGGAGTGGGATTTGAATTCCACTACCGAGACCAACACATTCAACAGTCTGTTTACCTTTGAATGAAAAATTCATTGACTTTTACTCTCGACCTAAATATAATATTAAAAAGGATATCAACATGCAAGACTTACTTAAAGACATCGTAGCTCATACCAATAAACTTGGGTTTCTGAATATTGTTAAAATTACAGGAACTGATAAAGTTACAACCATCGAATCTATCGCTGACGACCGTAGTGTTGTTCTAACAGCAGAGACAACTAATCCATATCCAGAAATGGTTGGAGAGTTTGGCATGCCACAGCTAGAAAAACTACGCTACTTGGTAGAAGGTAAAGAATATCAAGAAAATGCAAAAATTGAGTTGACTACAGGTGTTCGTAATAACGAAACTATTCCAACTGGATTACACTTCGAAAATAAAGATGGCGATTTTAAAAACGACTATCGTTTTATGAATCAAGAAGTCATTGCAGAAAAAATGAAGATGCCTAAATTCAAAGGCGTTAACTGGGACGTAGAAGTTACTCCAACAATTAACTCTGTACAGCGTTTTGCTTTCCAAGCAGGTGCTAACACAGAACACACAACTTTCATTGCTAAAAATTCTGGCACTGATGGCTTAACATTTACATTTGGTGATCAATCAAGTCACGCTGGCGAGTTTGTATTTGCCACTGGTGTTACTGGTAAGATTACAAAAGCATGGTCGTGGCCAGTTGCTCCAGTATTGGCAATTTTGCGTATTGCAGATGCCAACAATGCTAAACTAAGTTTTAGTAATGGTGGCGCTATGAAGATTACTTTGGATAGCGGCATTGCAGTTTACGAATATATCATTCCAGCGATTGCCTAAATATGAATAAACCTCCAGTTAATTTAACTCCCTTACAAAGAGACTATGCTGTATATTTGCCGGCTATCAGTACGTTTTATCAAACGTATGTTGCTAAACAAAGACTAGCAGAATATATTCCTGAAGGTCGTATCCCTGAAGGGTTTGATCGAGGCATTGAAGGTATGAACTTTCTTAATGCTGAACAAGGATACTTTACTTACAAATATGGGTTGTATTCTGCGGGTCATGCACAATTAGATTTGGAAAAATCATTGACACAAGAATCAATGATTCAAGATAGAAATCGTGCTAACACATTAATACTGGGTGACTCAGGTGGATTCCAAATTGGTAAAGGTGTTCTTAAATTTGATTGGTTAAACTTTGAAGGTCCATCAGCTAACAAAGTACGTAAACAAATTTTAGAGTGGTTGGAATTAACTGCTGATTGGTCAATGATGTTGGACGTTCCTACATGGGCATGTGACCATAATCATACTGACAAGACTGGCCTAAAAACATTTGAAGATTGTTTGGACAAAACAAAATTCAATAACGAGTATTTCTTAAAGAATAGACTAGGACAAACTAAGTTCCTAAATGTTTTGCAGGGTGGCGATTGGGACCGTGCTGAACAATGGTATCAAGGTGTAAAAGAATTCAGTGATCCAGCTGTATGGGGAGACAAGGCTGCAGAAGGTTGGGCTATGGGTGGTGCTAATATGAGCATGATGGATGTCACGCTTAAACGTCTAATGACGATGCGTGATGACGGCATGTTAGTTGGCAAAAACTGGATGCACTTCTTGGGAACAGCACAGCTAGATTGGGCTTGCTATTTGACCTTGATTCAACGACAAATTAGGAAACACATTAATGAAGACCTTACCATCTCTTTTGATTGCGCCTCACCGTTCATCGCAACAGCGCACGGACTTGTCTACACAAATCCGCAGTTCTCCCCAAAAAGGTGGAGCACTATTATGGAAAAGGCCACAGACAACAAAGCCCTCGCAGACAGCAACACTCCTTTCCCATGGGAAAGCGAAGTCGGAAGCCGTTTGACAATGAAGGATATTTGCTATTACAAGCCAGGAATGTTGAACAAGATTGGCAAGGAAGGTAAAACATCATGGGATAGTTTCAGTTATGCTTTATACATGGCACATAATGTTAATAGCCATATTACCAGTGTACAACGTGCTAACCATTTAGTAGATATTGAATGTGCTAGATTCCAACCAGACTGGCGTCTGTGGGGAATTGAAGGTAAGAAAGAAAAAGAATTCAGCGATTGGGTTCCACGCAGAATTTTATATTTTAATCGCTTTATCAAAGAATTGTTTGAAACAAAAACAAAACAAGAAGCGTTTGAAATGATTGATACAGGTATAGGTTTCTTACGAAGTTTAGAAGGTACACGTAGCCAAGATGGTATGGCCCGTAATACATTCTTTAATTTGTTTGAAGAACAGGCAAAGAATCAAGATGATTTAGATTTGTCTAATCGTGACGACGATCAACTACGTGCTCTAGAAGATGAAATAGGAGAATAACATGGCAACTTCAAAGACAGTAAACAAACTTAGCGATAAGTTAACTAAAGTAAATGAATCATTCACCATTAATCGTTATGATAATGGATTTATGGTCGAAGCAGGTGGACGCAACAAAAAAGGCGACTACGTCAATGCTAAAATTTTATGCAATTCATTAGACGAAGTTCTTGCATTGGTTAAAGAAGCCGGCGAGATGGATCTTGACAACTAAGGAGTAAATCATGGCAACATGGACCGTTAGCACACATTACAAAAAATCTTGCCAAGAAGTTGAACATTGGGTTCGACGTGAAGGCGAAGGACGTCTTACAGTCACTAACGGTTTCCGTTATGGTGAATGGACTGTAGAAACTACAGACGACAATCCTCCCGAGTTTGAATTTACAGAAGTTCCCGGTGGTGATGGCAAGAAAGACAGTATCAATATGTTAGACTGTGAAATCAACAATATTGAAAGTGTTGAGCTTGTCGAAATGTTCGACGGTGGTTGCTGGTATGATCTTGAATTTGAAGATCTTTCCGAAGAGGAAGAAGAGGAAGTTCAAGAGTTCATTGATGAAAATAGTGTCTACGATTTAGAAGATCGTGACGATGGTTGGTACAACGATGAAACTGAATGGTGGATTTGGGGTCCAATTGAAATTAAAAACGAAGCAGGTGAGACCGTGCGCATTATCTGTGCAGATGCAGATGGCAATGTAATCGACTTCAAGGAAGATTAAAATGAAAACCTTAGATGAAGTTTTTAATATTATCGAAAATTTAAACGAAGAAGCTCACAGCATGGCATGGGACAGTTGGATAGAAGCCGACGAAGCAGAAGAATCCGATGATGAAGATGCTAGTGTTACTGCCGAAGAACTTCGTGAAGATGCTAGTATGGAACAAGCTGGATACTTCCGCGATATGTATTATGAGCTTGACGAGGACGATATAGAAGCTGTTGAATATTGGCTATCTAAAGATGAGTCTTTTAAGGAACAATTCCGAGATTGGTTCGGCCGTGATGAATTTGATGAAGAATTTGAATAATGAAAACTAGTCTTATTGTTGGAATGGGTATTGGCAACTTGTATGCTACTGTGTTAGATAATCTCGGACACGGTATAATTACTGTTGATTCTGACCCTAATAAAAAGGCAAACTTTTTAACAGTAGATGCGGCCATTGAAGAATGCCGCATGTTTGATACTGTACATATTTGTACGCCAAATTTCACACATGAAGAAATTGCACGTAAACTTGCACCAGTAAGTAAAATTGTTTTTATTGAAAAGCCAGGCGTTGTTACATCTGACGCTTGGGATAAGATGTGCAAGGACTATCCTAAAACACGTTTTATGATGGTTAAAAATAACATGTGGCGTAACAACATTGCTGACTTGCAAAAGATGGCCAGCCAAGCAGAAGCTATTGATCTACTTTGGTTAAATGAAGATCGTGTGCCCAATCCTGGCACATGGTTTACTACTAAAGAATTGGCATTTGGCGGAGTTAGTAGAGACTTGATTCCACACTTGTTGAGCTTGTATATAGCACTAAATCCTAGCTGGCGTACTGATAGAAAGATAGGTGCCGGATGTACAACTAATTGGAAGTTAGAAGATCTAACTCAAACAGATTACGGCATTGTCAAAGCTGATGGCATTTATAATGTTGACGACATGTGTATGTTTACCTTTACCGGTAAATGGAATCTATCCGCAGATTGGAAAACTGGCAATGTTGATTGCAGACAGATATTTTTCCACATGCCGGATGATACAATAGAAAATTTCCAATTAGGACTGTGTCCTGAAGATGCATACCAAGCTATGATTAAAGATGCAGTAGATAACGTAGACAATGATGATTTTTGGCAACAACAATTTGAACAGGATATTTGGATTCATCAACAAATAGAAAACTTATGATCGTTAGATGTTTACAAACTACAGGGCAAGGTCGTTTTGAAGAAGTTGAATTTGATAAGCCCGAACCTACGTCATTAGAACTTGAAGTTCGATCAATCATGACTGGCGTATGCCGTAGTGATATTGACATGATGCAAGGTAATTTTGGACCATTGCCATTACATATGCAAGGGCATGAAGGACTAGGCGAGATTACCAAAGTTGGCGCAGACATACTTGGCATCAAAGTTGGTGATATTGTTGCCACTAGAGGTGAACCGGCATATGCAGATTACTATAATGTAAAATGCAATGAATTTGTACGGGTGCCAGAAGCTGATCCTAAATACATATTAGAACCAGTTGCGTGTGGCATCAATTTAATTAATCAAGCTAAAGATTTAATTGAAAAGAAACAGGGTATTGAATCCAAAATGCTCATTTTAGGTAGTGGGTTCCTTGCTTGGGTAGCTTACCACACAATGAGATTAAATGGGTTTGTTTATCAAGTGGATGTATTAGGTTCTAACAATCAAGAACTGTGGGGCGATCGTCTGTTACTAGGCACTAGCGAAAGTTATGATGTTGTCATTGATGTTAGTGGAAAATATGAACTAGGTACAGAGATTAACCTAAATAATAATGCATTGGTGATTGATGCTGTTGGCAAAACTATCAATAAGACAGAAGCAGAGCAATTACTTTGGAAAGCAGTTACCACTGTTCGTCCAAGTCCACGCAACGATCAATTTATTGATTGTATGCACTTTGCCAAACATTGGATTGAAACTGGGCATATCGAAGTTGACAAATTTTGGACAAGAGCGTATAATAGAAACATAGAATGGCAACAAGCGTTTGAGGATGGTGTGGATCGTCCAGATGGCTACAGCAGGGGTTATATTAAATGGGACTAAACACTGAAGAACGACAAGATGTGGTTTATTTTACAGGTTACGAAGTTGAGCATACTATCTGTCATGGTATGTTTACCTTATTTGTAGTAGGTACTCCGCCTCTTGAAGAAATTTTGCGTAAGGCAGATGACACTCAAGCATATTTAGATGAAAGCAAACGCATCAAACACATTTACTTTGGCACAAGCCAAAGTTTTAATCCCACAGCTAATACTTACGAAGAATATCACAAATGGGATGTGATTATTAACGGTTGTTTGGCAAAAGGTTATTGGGTTACATTAGATTTTGATATCAAACATATCGAAGGTGTGTTAGAGGGTGGTTGGAATGAAAGCCATAAATTTGTTCCAATGATCAGTTGCAAACTTCCATACATTGGACAACTTAATTACAATGCAACACTTAAATTAGATGACCTAACTTGGGGTAAAACTAATCCAGGTGTTTGGACACATCAACTGCATGACTTAATGGCCAAAGACAAATATACCTATTGGGATCAATATACACAGGATACAACATTATGATTAATAACAAAGTTAGTAAAGCTCCAATCAAAGAAACTCCAGAAGAACGCCTATTTAAATTGCTAGAAGGCATTGACTGGAAGCTATGGGAAATGTATAATATGATGAAGGACATTCATGAAAAAGCAGTTCCTGAAAAAGTGAAAAAGAAAAAAGAAACTAAGCTAGAAGGCGAAGCAAAAGAATGAGTTCAGATTTATCAATGATTTGGGTTACCTTCCGCAAAGAAGGTATTCATATGTACCCTGCCGCGGCAACTGATCCCAAACTTGCCACAGGTGATGAATATGATGTTAGTTTCCTTGGAACTCCACATCGTCACATTTTCCACTTCCGTGTTGCTATCCAGGTTTTCCAGGATGACCGTGACATTGAATTTATCCAGTTTAAGCGTTGGCTTGAAAAGTGCTACAGCGATGGCACCTTAGAGCTCAACCACAAATCTTGTGAAATGATTGCTCGTGATTTAAACGAGACTATCAAAGCAAGATATCCCGGTCGTAGGACCGAGATTGAAGTGAGTGAGGATGGCGAGAATGGCGCTACCCTCACATTTATTAATCATATTTCTTATATGGAATCTTAAAATGGCGCAACCCGCTTACATTCAAAAAACCCTCCGACTAAAACCCGAAGTTGAAAAAATCTTCGACGACCTCGATCGCTGGTTGGATCATTGCAGGTTTAATCTTGCTAAGTATGATCCAAAGGATCTCTATCGTAGTCCTGAGTACAGACGCTTCCAACAAGAGCAAGAGTACTTGGAACGTAAGGCACGTAGAGAAGCCAAAGCACGCCGGGAGGCTTAATGGCTAAGATCTTTCTGGTTGATCTAGAAAGTGTCGAAACTAGGTACACGGGTCAATGGAAGACTCATGTACCTAATCTCTTACGAAAGGCAGGACACAATGTTCAAGTTATCTCTGGCCCTGAGGATATTCCTACAGCCACTACTCCTGGCGCTTTCCTTAATTTTGGTGGCACCAATATATATAAGTCTCGCCAAGTTGAAACCATTGGTCGCTTATTTTGTGACGGAGCCGTTCATCCCGGCGATCACTTTATCTTTACTGATGCTTGGCATCCTGGTATCATAAACTTAAAGTACATGAGTGAGTTGTTGGGAATTCCAGTAACAACACATGGCCTGTGGCATGCGGGCAGTTATGATCCACAAGACTTTCTCGGACGTCTTGTAGGTAATAAGCCGTGGGTAAGACGTGCAGAAGCAAGTTTTTATCATGCGTTTGATCATAATTATTTTGCCACAGAGTTTCATATCAAACTATTCTTTGACGAATTGTTAATGGGTGGTATGCCAAGTGAAAATCCTTGGTATGATGATGATATTGCAGAAGTACTAGGTGGATTAAATTCCAAAATTGTACGCACAGGTTGGCCCATGGAGTATATGGAAGATACATTGACTATGTATAAGAACATGCCCAAGCGTGATCTTATACTGTTCCCTCATCGCATAGCGCCAGAGAAACAGGTAGATATCTTCCGTGACTTGGCTACACACTTACCGCAGTATGAATTTGTAGTGTGTCAGGATCAACAGCTAACAAAAAATGAATATCATAACTTGTTAGGCGAAGCGAAGATGGTGTTTAGTGCTAACTTACAAGAA